TCGTAAGTTTTCTGGAGATCCCGAACCAGCTTACAACTGCGTTGATTTCTACTGCAAGGCTGTGCGTTCCGTTATCTGGGCGGCGTTCTCGAACTGGGTGTCTCAGTGGCCTCATCAAGTAGCACCTAAACCTATTGTATAGAAACCACGATAAATGAATCACACGCAAAAGACGTACACGGCAGAGGATATGCTGGCGGCCAGGCTCCAGGGCAGGAAAGAGGCGGAGGATTGTCTGGAGAGGCGAATAGAGAATATATGCCGATCAAATCATCAGTTACTTAGAGAGATCATGCGGCTTGACGAATCAGAGCCGGTGGCGGGTGTTGTGATTTCATACAAACTTTGTGAAGGGATTGTTAAAAAGCTCAGGAGAAGTAACAAGTTTGATGGGCACGCACAGTTAATCAAAACTTGTATGTATAGGGCGGATAGGGATATTTTGAAAAGGTGGTCTGGACTTTTGAATAAGGTTAAAAATGATGTTTAGAAACAGAAAATAGAGAAAGAAAGGAATCAGTATTATGAAAATCGAGATTACATTTACAGAACCGTTGTTAGGGACGCTTTCGGGCAATAAAGAGATTGCCGAGGAGTTCATCAATTCAAAGCATCCCGAAGGCCATTCCGAGGAAGAATCAGAGATGCACCCGGACGAAGAGTTGGAGAAATCCAGCACCATTTTTGCCAGAGACGGTGACAAGTTGATGCTATGGGACTACCAGTTCAAAGGCTTCTTGAAAGAGGCTTGCGAACAGATGATAAGCTCCGACACGATGACCAAAGAGGAGCAAAAGAAATATCGACTGACCGGGTATCTTTACAAAAGGACAATCGACAAACAGATATTTGTCATGCCCCGAAAGATACATCTTATCTTGCCGGAAGGGACCAAGACTGAGTTTGTCGAACGTCCCCTGAGGGGCCAGACTATGCGCGGCGAACGGATATGTCTTGCACGTTCCGAATCCGTACCGGCGGGAACGAAGGTAAATATCGAAATAGTATGCCTCAATGAAAAACTCGAAAAGTTCATCCCTCAATGGCTCACTTACGGAGCCTTATTGGGCATGGGCCAGTGGCGAACATCAGGTATGGGCCGGTTCGAGTGGGCCGAATTGAAAAGTGAATAGCGACGGCAAGGTGCATCTCGGCACAGCTACGCACAGATACGCACAGCGACGGCGAAAACGCAGAGGCGAAGCTGGGCGAAGCAGGGTGTGGCTATGGCAAAGCGCGGCAGCGTACCGCTGGGGCTAAGCGTGGCAGCGTGGATCTTTGCACGGCAAGGGCGAAGCAGGGCATCGCGGGGCAGGGCGGTGGCACAGCCAAGCACGGTTTCGTACGGCGAAGGCTAAGCACCCCCAGGCACCGCAGCGGCGGCAAAGGCAATGCGTTGCATTGCTTGGTAAAGCGGAGCAAAGGCACAGCGCGACTCTGTTATGTATAGCAAAGGCAATGCTCCGCGTTGCGATGCGCAGCAATGGCGAGGCAGGGCCACGCGGCGCGGCGCAGAGGCAAAGCCTGGCAAAGCAGTGCGAAGCAATGGCATGGCAATGCGAAGCCTACCGTGGCGAAGCATAGCAAAGGCAAAGCAAAGTTTATTTGGTTGAGGTTGAGAATGCAAGAACTACTGGAATATCTCGGCGGGGTTTACGGTTGGTGTTGGTTTAGGCTTTATGAATATAAAGTCCGCTATGTAGAAGGTTGGGCGTTTCATGAACGGGTACCGATACGTGACTACGCTTACACTTTTAAGTATTGGCCGGCAGCGGATAATAAGTTTTACCCCTGGATTTTATCTCGAAGGCCGATTATAATACTTGCCGGTTATATGAGCAGAAATCGGGGGCTGCATTGGGATAGAAAGAGAAGGTGAAAAATGCGCGGAATCAAACAAGCTTTTGGCAACTGGAGAAAACAAAGGGCTCTCAATCGAATACGCCGAGAGCTGTTATTTTGGGGCTTAGACACATCCGACTTGTCCGACGATGAGATTCATGCCGGGATGACAGAGTTTGCTCGTGTTCTCGGTAGCTTGGGTCTAAGTTGCGACCAAGTCGAAAATGGCTTACGAATTGCTTTTTCATGTTTTAGAAAATGCCAATAACAATCCAGAATGGATTTGAAAGAAGGTGAGTCGTGATACAAAAAGCATTGAATTGGCATAAACCAGATGTTGAATTGCCGCCGGAGGGCAAATATGTGTTAGTTCGTCACGGTCAAGGCAACTGGCACGATGAAACAGATCAGGATAATGTAAATTGCGTAATAGCTAAAATGATTCACGGCATTTCTTTGGAAGCAAGAGCATCGTTGCTGGAGGGCGATCACAGGAAAATTACCCATAAGGCTCAAGACGAAGGCTGGAATAATGAAAAAGATTATGCCTGGTTTACATTTGGAGCCTTAGTGTTTTTTGGTCAGGATATTGTTTGCTGGTGTCATATTCCAGAATGAAAGAGAAGGTGAATTGTGAGTAGGCATTACGGTGGGCAATCCAAAGAAAGACGGCAGTTTTTGTATAAAATTGGTATTACGCTCATGATGATAGGTTTTTTGTTCGGCAAGAATACAACAACGGGTATAATTTTGATTGGATTTGGATTATTATTTCAAGCTTTCGATCTTTTTTTAGATTTTCTTATTTTCATGATGCCTCCAATTTAACCTCAGCAATTCAAGTAAAATCACTTCAACAGCCGTTATTCTGTGCTGTATGGCAGAGAACGGCGACAATCCGAATGTCAACATCTGTTTGGTCGAGCAGGTAGAGAACCTGGCCGGTCAGGCGATGGGGATCATTCTGCAAATCAAGCCTGAGAACCGTTTCCAGAAAAAGAAAATGGAAAAGTGCATTGATGGCCTCGCAGAATGGCAGACGACAAGGCTGTTCGGCCTGCGGAGGGCGATTGAGTGATGACCGGCAAACATAGACAAATTCTGCAGATGTTGGGCGTTAGGAAATTTACAACCTCTTTGGGCAGGAGATAATTTGTCCAAAGGAGCAAAGATAAGTAAAGGCATTTCAAATGGCAAACAGTAAAACAAAATATAAACAACATGCGGCAGTTAAGAAGCTTACGGCAAATCAACAGAGATTCGTAGATGCTTATGATGGGAACATAAAAAAAACAGCAAAAAAAATAGGATTATCCCACGGTTATTGTCGAACACTGATGACAAAAAATTACATTTTGAAAAAAATCCAAAGTCGGCAAGAGACGGAAATACGGCCTAAAACAATCGCAGATAGACAGGAACGTCAAATCTTTTGGACTGGCGTGCAGAGAAATAAAAAGGTCGATATGCGGGACCGGCTAAGGGCTTCCGAGTTGCTCGGTAAATCCGAGGCCGATTTTACAGAGAATCTATCGCATCATTTCCCGGAGGGTTGCGGCGTTATGATAGTACAGGGTGAAATGAATCCGGAGGACTGGCCGAAGAAGTCTAAACAATACCACGATGAGATTTGCAATGGAAACGGCAACGGAAACAAGAAAAAAACCTAACGTAATATGGCGGGTGCATCCCGGAAGTCAGGAGTTATTTCTAAGCTGCCCGATTTACGAATGCCTATTCGAAGGTACAAGAGGGCCGGGCAAAACAGATGCTCTGCTTATGGACTTCGCCCAATTCGTCGGCCAGGGCTTCGGCACGGACTGGAAAGGAATATTGTTTCGCCGAGAGTACAAAGAGTTCGATGACCTCGTGGAGAAGTCCCGAAAGTGGTTCAAGGCAATATTTCCTGGCGCCAAGTTCCTTGAATCTAAAGGCGATTATCGCTGGGTATTTCCTACAGGAGAAAAGCTGTTTTTCCGGGCAGCTAAAAAGATTGAGGATTACGACAGCTATCACGGCCACGGCTATCCCTGGATCGGATGGGAAGAACTGACAAGCTGGCCTGATGATGAATTATATATTGCCATGATGTCAATCTGCCGTTCTACAAGTCCCGGTATGCCGAGGCACTACAGGTCGACCTGCAATCCGTGGGGAATTGGTCATCATTGGGTAAAGGCAAGATTCATTGAACCCATGCCGCGAGGTATGGTTATCGAAGATGAGCAGGGCAGGGAGCGGGTGACTATTCACGGTGAGATTTGGGAGAATATCCATTTACTCGAAAACGATCCCGGATATCTTAAAAGCCTGCAAGCTCAGAGTGGGGCCAAACGTAAGGCCTGGCTCGAAGGTGACTGGGACATCGTCGCCGGCGGTATGTTTGACGATGTGTGGGACAGCGAAAAGCATATCATTGCGCCCTTTGAGATACCGGCGACGTGGAAGATCGACCGTTCTTTCGACCGGGGCAGCAGCAAGCCCTACTCTGTCGGCTTCTGGGCGGAGTCCGACGGATGCGATGTCAGGCTAAACGATGGCTCGCTTAGGGCAACGCAACGTGGCGACCTATTTCGCATAGCGGAGATTTACGGCTGGACGGGCAAGCCTAACGAGGGCACTCGTGAAATTCCTACTGAAATTGCGAGAAAAATACGTGAATACGAAAGAGCACTCGGCAGAAATGTCAATCCCGGCCCGGCTGATACCGAGATATTCACAGTTGAGAACGGAAATTGTATCGCAAGCGATATGGAGAGAATGGGTATCAGGTGGACAAAGGCAAACAAGTCACCAGGCAGCAGGATTAACGGCTGGGAGATTATCAGGGTGCGTTTAAAAAACTCTATCAGCAGGGAAGGTCCTGGGTTCTATGTGTTCGATACGTGCCGGCAGTTTATACGCACATTCCCCGTCCTTCCGAGAGATAAACGTCAGGCCGATGATGTCGATAGCGCCGCAGAGGACCATTGCCTACACGGCGACACGCTTATTGTAACCTCAAAAGGGAATTTCCCAATAAAAGATTTAGTAGGAACTGAAGGGTTAGTTCTGACGGCGGGTGGCTACTGGACCGAATACAAAAACTGTAAATTAACGAGGAAAAATACAGAAGTTTTTCGCGTTACTTTTGAGGATGATTCATTTATAATATGCACTGATGACCACAAAATATTGACAGCCGAAAACCAATGGAAAGAGGTTAAAGAATGGAAGTCAGAATCATATCAGCAAGCAAACAAGAATTTCAAGGTAAGTCATATTACTTGTGCGGAAACTACTTCCAGAATAAAGGTGTCAGACTTCATCGCAAAGTATGGGAATTTCATCGCGGAGCAATCCCAAAAGGATTTAGTATCCACCATATCGACGGTGACAGAACAAACAACAACATCGACAATCTCGAACTCATTCAACAGAGTAAACATATTCAAAAGCATCACGCTCAGGGCGATTGCAACGAGGATGTATCAAAGGCTCGTGAAGCGGCACGGATATGGCATGGAAGCAAAGAAGGAATCAACTGGCACAAAGAACAATACAATAAACATTGTGCAGCCGCTTTGCGTAAGAAGGTTAGTAAAAACTGCCGGAATTGCGGTAAGGAATTCATTGGGGGCATTCGTTCGCTCTATTGCTCGAATAATTGCAGGTCTGCATATAGACGCAAAACGGGGGCAGATAATATCGAGCGAATATGCGTTGTATGCGGAAAACGCTTTATTGTTAATAAATATTATACAAACAAAACCTGCTCCTGCCGTTGTGGTGGGAAGCTTGGCCGTCAAGCGAGTTGAACAAGCAGGTTTTTCAGACGTTTACTGCTTGGATGCACATCTAACCCATTGCTTTGTCTTAGCTAACGGGACCATTGTTCATAATTGCGGGGATGAAACGCGCTACAGAGTATTGGCCAAAACTTACAGTCTGACCGTAAGACAGGCGAGTTGAAACAGGGAGAAATAAAAAATATGGCTAAGGAAAAATGCAGTGCACACAGTGGTTTTGAAGAGGCGATTGAGAAT